GCGCTGACCACACGGCGCGTCTCGGCACGGTGACGATGTACAAGGCGCGTTCGGCGCTGCAGGAGGCCGGAGCAGCATTGCGCGTTCCGCGTTGGCAGTGTGATTCTGTGGCTGAGTCGCTGATCGAACGATCCGGCGGCGACAGCCGCGCGCTGGACACTCTTGAAGACACGCTTCGGACGATGGACGCTGGGCGGAAGCTGCTGGACGAATGGCCTGAGATCCTCGTTGCGACAAGGATGGAAGGTCACCCAAGACACTACAGCCAGCACGCTGCTGGGGTGGTCGTGGCGGCTGAGCCGATTGCGAAGTATGTTGCGGTGGACCACCGGACCAATGCGACCATGTGCGACAAAAACGACGCCGAAGATCTCAACCTTCTCAAGATCGACGCTCTGGGTCTCACGCAACTTTCGGTGTTCGAGGATGCGCTGAAGATGGCAGGTCTGACCATGAACGATCTGCAGAAGGCTCCGCTAGACGACCAAGCGGCCTTCGACGTTCTCAATCGGGGCGAATTCTCCGGCATATTCCAGTGGAACGGTTCGGCGCTGCAAGGCCTCACCAAGCAGATCACCGCTGACCGCTTCGATGATGTTGTGGCAATCTCTGCTCTGGCTCGTCCAGGTCCGTTGGCGACCGGCGGCGCATCCCAGTGGGTCAAGCGGCGCAACGGCTCGGAGGCTGTTACGACCATCCACCCAATGCTGACAGAGTTGACCAAGGAGACCTACGGGGTAGTGGTCTACCAAGAGACCGTTATGCGCATCGTCCGTGAGATGGGAAATATGAGCTGGGAAGACACATCTGCAATCCGCAAGGCAATGTCCAAGCGGCTTGGGGGCGAGTTCTTCGAGCAGTTCAAGCGCAAGTTCATCACCGGCGCGTTGGAAAACGGGGTTGACGAGGCCAAGGCCACAGAGATCTGGGACCAGATCAACACCTTCGGCTCGTGGGCGTTCAACAAGTCTCATGCTGTGGCATATGGCTTCATCTCTTACTGGTGCTGCTGGATGAAGGCGCACTTTCCGTTTGAGTTTGCGGCTGCGACGCTGTCCCACGAGAAGGATCCGATGCGCCAGATCCAGATCTTGAGAGAGATGAAGGCTGAGGGCTACGACTACGTTCCGGTGGATGCGGAAAAGTCCGAGGACAAGTGGACCAGCGGCTGGATCGACGGCAAGCGGGTTCTGATTGGACCTCTGCACAACGTCAACGGCATTGGCCCAAAGCTGATGGGTCAGGTTCTTGCGTCGCGGCGCAGGGGCGATCCTATGCCTTCGAGGGCGCAAAAGCTCTTGTCGGACCCAAAGACCGAAATCGACAGCCTTTGGCCAATCAGAGATGCCTTCAATCGCATAATGCCAGACCCTATGGATCGGAACATCACCACTCCGCCAACGCCAATCGAGAGCATCGCAGTTGCAGCTGACCCCTATCCGGTGTTGGTTTTCTGCACGCTCGCCAAGATCAACCCGCGAGACGAGAACGAAGCCATCAACGTGCAGAAACGCGGCTACGAGATCACAGACGGTAAGGTCAATTCGCTAAACCTGCAGCTGGTGGACGACACAGGCTCCATCTTCGGCAAGGTAAACAGGTTCAAATTCGCCTCTTTGGGCAAAGAAATCATCGACCGTGGGCGTGCTGGCAAGGCGCTCTACGCAATCAAAGGGCAAGTTCGCGGTTCCAGCGACTTCCGGATGATCAGCATCGACGCGGTCCGCTACATAGGAGACTTGACACAATGAAGATCAGTTCGCTCACAGACATCGACGCGGTAAGAGAATACCTCAATCGCATTGGCGCAGAGCCTCGCTCGCTCAAGACTGCGGTGGTGCGAGAGACGCGCGGCAACTACTGGGATGATGTCGCTGTCATCCGCTTCGGCAAGGACGGCGAGATCAGCTCCTCCTCGCTCAACCACTCGCCAACAGAGCTGGAGCAGTCGGCAATCTCTGCGGCATGGGCCAAGGTTGAATTCCCCCACATCAAGCGGCTGCACCGGATCATCAACCCGCCGGACATGATCAAGAATGCAGAGCGCAAGCACATCTTTGAGTTCCGCACCGTTGACGGCAAAGAGATCCTGATGGTGCAGATCAGAATTGAGCAGAAGGATCCGGACGGCGGCACAAAGAAGAACTACGTTCCATGGACCTACTGGAGCGACAACCAGTGGCGCATGTGCGAACCGGACGGAGAATTGCCGCTCTGGGGTCTGGAGCAGCTTCAGGAGCACAAGACCGTGTTCATCCATGAAGGTGCCAAGGCTGCGGCCTATTGCCGCTGGCTGGCTGAGGGCAAGACGCGCGAGGCCGAAGAAGCTCGGGCGGCGCATCCTTGGGGTGAAGAGCTGACGTGCGCAGCACACGTTGGCTGGATCGGCGGGGCAATGAACCCAAACCGCACGGATTGGCGCGTGCTGGCCAAAAACGGCATCGACAGAGCGTACATCGTGGCCGACAATGATGAGGCGGGTAAGGATGCAATCTCTTCCGTGGCAAAGTCCATCAAGATGCCGACATTCTCCATCGAGTTCAACAGCCGATTCCCGACCAGCTTCGACCTTGCAGACCCTTTCCCTAAGGAGATGTTCAGGGAAAATGGCGGCGCGCGGTTCTACATTGGGCCGTCGATGCGCGACCTGCTCAATCCAGCAACTTGGGCGACCGACATTTTGCCAAACCCGTCTGGTCAGGGTCGTCCGGTCACTGTCTTGAGAGACAGCTTCAAGCACATGTGGGCCTACGTCGAAGAGGCCGACGCCTACGTCTGCACTGAGATGCCAGATATGATGCGCTCTGAGGCGGTCCTGAACAAGATCGTCGCTGGCTTCAGCCATGTGAACGACACCGCGCGACTGATAACCAAGGCCTACAAGGGCCGTTCGGTTCGAGTCTGCTACCGGCCTGACCAAAAGGGTCTGCTTGTTGACTACCGAGGCTCCAATGCGATCAACATGCACGTGCCGTCCAAGGTCCGTGGGCAGGACGGGAATGTGAAGCCATTCATCGACTTCCTGTCGTACATGTTCATCAACGAAGACGAGCGCAAGCAGGTCGAGCGTTGGTGTGCGACCGTCATCGCAAGGCCGGAGATCCGCATGTCTTACGGGCTGTTGTTGGTCTCTGAGCGGCAGGGCATCGGCAAGACCACTCTCGGGGCTCACATCCTCGCTCCGCTGGTCGGAGACCACAACGTCGGCTTCCCGAGCGAGAACGACATCACCTCGTCGTTCAATGACTGGGTGGCGCACAAGCGGCTGGCGATCGTCAATGAGATCTATTCTGGCGCATCTTGGAAGGCCTACCACGCTCTGAAGTCCGTGATCACAGACCACGACGTCACCGTCAACCAGAAATACATGCGCCAATACACCGTCGACAACTGGTGTCACGTCTTGGCCTGTTCGAATTCGATGCGCGCACTGAAGATGGAAAACGACGACCGACGCTGGTTCTATCCAGAGATCACCGAGGTTCCGTGGAGCCGTGAGCGTTTCACGCAATTTCGCCAGTGGATCCAGAGCGGCGGCTTGGCGATCATCAAGCGTTGGGCAGAGAACTACGGCGACTACGTTTCTCCGGCGGACCGCGCACCGATGACCGAGCGCAAGCGCGAGCTGATCGAAGGCTCAAGGTCAGAGGCTCAACTGGAAGCAGCGGCGCTGGCTGAGCAGCTGAAAGACATGGGACGTCCGGCGGCGCTGCTGATCAAGGACGTGGTCGGGTGGGCGCGCAACACCGTCCAAGGGCGCGTGTTCGACAGCGACTACGAGCTGCGGCGCGTCATGATCGAGACCGGCGTGTTCAGCTGGCCAAAGCGCCTCAAGGTGAATGGGCGGTTCCAGTATGCGGTCGTCAACGACGAGCTGAGAGACCTTTGCCAGAGGTCCGAAGACCCTCTGAAAGAAATCCGTGAACACATTGTGAAATCAACAGACCTGATGGAGAGTGAACTATGAAACTGACAATCGAAGCGATCGACAAGATCTGGCAGCTGGAAGGCTACGCCATGAAGACGAGGGGCGCAAAATGATCGTGAATGGGGAATCACTTGCAAAGAGCGGGGCGATGTCCCCACTCCACCAAGAAAAGCGCAAGTTCAATGGCGTCAGCTACGGACTCGGAGAGGCGGGATACGATGTGCGGATTGCACAAGACGTTTGGCTTTTTCCTTTCCGCCGGTTCCGGCTGGCTTCCACCGTCGAGCGGTTCACAATGCCTGATGATATTCTGGGCATCGTCCATGACAAGTCGACTTGGGCGCGCAAGGGATTGTCGGTATTCAACACCGTCATTGAGCCAGGATGGGAAGGCTGGCTGACTCTGGAGCTGGTCTACCACGGCTGGCGTCCGCTGTTCATTGAGAATGGAACGGGCATCGCGCAAGTCGTGTTCCACGAGCTGATCCACCCAGCCCAATACGCCGGCAAATACCAAGGGCAGGACAATCGTCCGGTCCAAGCAATCATGGAGAGTTGAGATGCAAAAGACATTCGGACCAGTGGTCATTCAAGCAGAGCTGAACAAGGATGAATTCGTTGCGAAGTGCTTCCACCAAGGCTATTATTGCATCTTCGCGGTTGGCAGATTCTGCACGCACAAAAGAGACCGCGAAGATCGAGCAATTCCGCCGGACAGCACCACGCCGGATTGGTGCGAGATGAAGGACAGCGCGCTGGAAGATGCCATGATAATGGCTTTTGAAAATGGAGACTTGTGATGGGACAAGACTCAGCCCCATTCTTGCGCGAGGCCGGATTCAGTCCGATCCCGCGTTGGTGGATCCGAAAAGAACAGATTGACATCGTCAAATCTATGGCCGAAGAATGTTCTGAAGAGGTGAATCTGATCCGCAAAAATGCAAATTCTGACAACCGCAATCCAAGGCCAGAATTCCTGAAGAAGACAGAGCGCCTCGAGCACGAGCTTTCTCAGGCCAAAAAGGCGCTGGAGGAGGCGAGTTCCGAGGGGTGCGAAAAGTTACAAGCGACGATCGATCGGATGTGGCACGTCATAAACGACAAAATGCTCAGAGACGAAGACAAGATGGACATAATTTACAACGAGCTGCACAGGAGCAGAAAATGATTGACGTCTCCAAAGAAAAGAAGGGCGCATTCCTTGAAACCGTTAAAGGCGCACAAAAGGGCGATTGGATCATTTACTGGGTTGGAGAGTTCTGCAGCGGTGTCCATCGCAACGACGCCGTGCTGGCAGAGACCAACGGGCTGGTGTCTTTGGTCCAGAAGAGGGTCGTCAAGGCTGGAAATTCTGAAAAGTCCAAGTTCCAATACATCGCACAGAGGAGATAGCGATGGAAATGATTACAGCAGCTATAACCCACCCAAAATATAGAGGAGGGAAAGATGAGTAAATACATGGGGCAGATCATGGCTGAGTGCGATTGCCAGCACACCGCCTGTGCTATGCGCGGCATCTGCATGGCGACCTGCATCGAGGAACTGGAAGCCAAGCTGGCGAAGGCGTTGGCTGGTCTTGAGGAGTGCGAGAAAGAAATAGACAGATACGTCTGGCAGGAGTATCCGAGCGACCATCCAGTTCATGAGCGGTATAGGCAGCGGGACTTCTCGGCAAACCCTGCTCGCACAGCTCTGGCAACTTTGGGGCTTAGGCCCACAGGATTGGCCACCTGATGGCGGGCAAGGTGTTCAGTGCGGAAGCGGACGTTCGCAGGTGGCTTGAGGCTCAAGGCTGGGGCGCGGTGTGGTGGTTTGAGAATGCCTCCGGCGGGACGTTCGGCTTCCCAGATGCGATGGTGGCGTGCGACGGTCGAGCGGCCTTCATCGAGCTCAAGCTCGCGCACTTCGAAGCTCAAGGGCTCGTGGCCGAAGTTCGCAATGCCCAAAAGATCAACATCCGCAAATTGCGGGCGGCGGGAATGGTCGCGAGGTTCATGGCTGGGGTTGCAGGAACTAGGTCTGTGGTCCACTGGGAGCACGATGCGATGGTCGCGTTAGGCGGCACAACCGGCCAGAAAGTGCAGATGAAAAGCAAATATCTGGTCACAAAATTCGAAGAAGTCCGAGAGGGGTTCGATGTCTACAAATCGGGGTAAATTGGCTCGTACTTAATTGAATAGTTTCTTGAAAGGAAAAGCGCCTTTCTTGATTCTTGCAGGATGTGCGAGGGCCGGTGGACGCCGGTTTATGAGCGAAACAACGAGAGAGCCAATAAAGGTTGGGAAAACGAAAGAACGGAAGGTAGGCTCCAGGTTCCAGAAGTCCGCTGGGAATGAGCTTTCGTTCTAAGTAAACCTAGGCTCTCTTATTATTCTATTCTTCTTCCTGTCTTTAAGAGAGAGAGAGAGAGATAAAGTATAAGGAGTTATGGAAAGTGGCGAAAAAATGGAACTTGGAGCCTTTTGGAAAATGGGCTGTGCTGAGGTTGCCTTCTGGTGAGGCGGCGCGTCTGGAAGAGATTGCTTCTGGTGCTGGTCTGGTCGTGGAGATCTACTGTCCTAAGCTGTTCGTGAGGCGGCGCGTAGCGAGTAAGCGCAAACCGATCATGATGGAGATCGAGGCCTATCCAGGATATGCCTTTGCGCGAGGCGAGGTTGATGAGCTGAGACGCCTTCCGCAGAGTCGGTTCGGCTTCGTGTCTCTCGGTGGCGACCGCGCGCTGATCTCGGAAGACGAGGTGAATGGGATGCGATCTTTCGAGGCGCGCTGGAAGGACGAGGCGTTTGCGTCCAAGGAGGTCCGCGAGGTGCCACAATTCGAGGCCGGTGAGCGTGCTTTATTGAGGTCTGATCTTTTCGCGTCTCCCTACGTTTTGGTCAGTATTCAGCAAGGTGATTCGGTTTTTGTTGATGTTATTGGGTCATCTGTTCGCATTAAAGTTTCCGCTTTCCTTTTGGACAGGATTCAGGCATAGTATTCATTAACGACACACTTGTTGTTCGTGGGTGATCAGACTGGAGGCGCAAGCCGGACCGCTACCCACACCTTAAAGCTGCTTCCAGCGGCTGTTGTGTCCTATTGCTTAGAGAGACTGAAATGCCAAAGGCTGACCCAAAGACAAAGCTGCACGAGATCCTTCATGAGAAGCTGACCAAGCAGATCAAGACCGGTCGACCAAAGCACTTCGACAATGCGCAGCAGATGCTGGACGAGTGCATGGAATACTTCCTGTGGCTCGACAACAACCCGCTCCACATAGACAATATCGTTAACGACCAAGGTTCTCCGATCCGCATGCCGAAGCACAGGGAGCGCGCTCCTACGGTCAGCGGCATGTGTCTGTTCTTGGGCATCTCGATCCGCAAATGGGAAGACTATGCAAAGGACTCCGACGACAGCGTTCGCATGGTCCACTCTGCGGTTGGTGAGTTGGTTCGTGAGCGCAAGTTCGTCTATGGCGCAGCAAACGAGTTCAACAGCCGGATCATTGCGATGGACCTTGGCCTGACCAGCAAGGTCGAGCTTGGGGGCGGCGACCGTCCGATCGAGTGGCGGCAGGTCGAGCACGACATGGATCCGAGACAGGCGGCAGCGAGCTACGCCGCAACACTTGAGAGCGAATGAAGCACGAAGTCGTCCAATGGCAAACGCCAAAGACGCTGACAAAGGATCAGTGGCCACCGGATTATGTTTCGGTATTCGGCTGGCGACAACAGCAGCTGTTGCGGATGAGGAACGACCCAACGCTCCTGTTCGGGGCGATCGAGTTCTACCGCGACCATCCGAAGGAATTCATCAGCCACTGGATGGACACCTACGATCCGCGTAATGCGGGCAAGCTCAAACCGGCGAAGATGCCTTTCATCCTGTTCGAGCGGCAAGGCGACATGGTCGACTTCCTGCTGGCCATGATCAGGGGCGAAGAGAATGGGCTGGTTGAGAAGTGTCGGGATATGGGGGCCACTTGGGTCTGCTCGGCATTCTCGGTCTGGTTGTGGCGCTTCTGGGACGGCGCTTCTGTCGGCTGGGGCTCACGCAAAGAGCAGCT